TTTTAATTGATATAGCTACGAAAACAAAACTTACTGAAATATCAGTTGTAGCGGAATCTATACCACATCTTAAACGTGGTGCAATGAAAGACTTTAAAAAGATAATGATTGAAACGGGTCGTTTTGTTGATTCACGATGGAATGCAACCGATTTTAAATATACTTTCGCAAATGGTTCTCAAATAGAATTTTTTAGCGCTGATAATGATAGTAAATTAAGGGGTGCAAGGCGTGACTATTTGTATATGAATGAAGCAAATAATATGAACTTTCACGCTTATACAGAATTGGCATCACGTACAAAAAAAGGCGTTTATTTAGACTGGAATCCTGTCAATGAGTTTTGGTTTCACACCGATTTAAAAGATGACAACGATGTTGATTTTATAATTGTTAATTATTTAGATAACGAAGCTTGTCCTGAATCTGCTCTAAATTTCATTTTAAAAGCAAAAGAGAAAGCAAAGACTTCTGCATATTGGGACAATTGGTATAATGTTTACGGACTTGGGCAGATAGGTACACTTGAGGGAGTTATTTTTAATAATTGGCAAACTATTGATGTATTGCCAAATGATGCAAGACTTTTAGGTTATGGTCTTGACTTTGGATATTCAAACGACCCGACAGCAATAGTTGAAGTTTACAAATGGAATGACAAACGTATAATAAACGAAATATGTTACCAAAAAGAATTATCAAATAGTCAGATAGCAAAGTTTATTAAAACGCAAGAAGATTGTTATTGTGATAGTGCAGAACCAAAATCAATAGCGGAATTAAAAGCATTTGGAATTAATGCAAGAGCAGTTCGTAAAGGTACTGATAGTATTAACTTTGGTATCCAAGTTATGCAGGAACAAAAGTATTTAATTACAAAGTCAAGTACTAATTTAATTAACGAGTTAAGAAAATACTCTTGGGATAAAGATAAAAAAACGGGTGCTAAATTAAATAAACCTATTGATAATTTTAATCACGCAATAGACGCTTTTAGGTATCACGAAATGGAATCAATAGGAACACCAAACAAAGGTAATTACTATGTCTACTAATCAACCTACATACGGACAAATGATTGCAGTAGTTGAAATATATCTACTTAAAAAAACAGGTAGACAAATTAAAATTAACTTACCGAGAAACGTCGGCGAGATTAAAAAATTAATTCAAGCATATCAAACAGCAACAAATCAAATATAAAAATTATGAAAGATTATACAATAATAAATGAACTATCTAAAATGATAGGCAGCAATAAATCAATTATTGTTTCAGAAAAAATATATAACAGATATCTTGTTTTTTTAGAATTAGATATAAATAAAGAATATGAAAATATAAGATTTGATAATGTAGAAATAATTAAAATTAAGCAATCTTAACGGATTGCTTTTTTACTTTATACAAAAAACCTAAAACCTTGTTTTTAAATAAAAGAATATGAAAATTAATATTACGATACCTGAAAGTCTAAACGAAATAACACTTTATCAATATCAAAGATTTGAGAAGTTAATTTCAAATAATGAGCCAAGTGATTTTGTCAATCAAAAAACAATTGAAATATTTTGTAACATTGAATTAAAAGACGTTGCGAGAATTAGAATAGCAGAAGTAAGCGAAATATTAACGCATATAAATAACCTATTACAACAAAAACCTAAACTAATTAACACATTTAAATTAGGAGTTTATGAGTTTGGGTTTATACCGAAGTTAGAAGATATTACTTCAGGTGAGTATATTGATTTAGAAAGTTATTTAAGCGACACGCAAACACTTCATAAAGCTATGGCGGTGCTTTACAGACCGATTAAAAACAAAACAAAGTCTTTGTATACTATTGAAGAATACAACAAAGATTCACAAGATATGGCAGAGGTTTTGAAGTATATGCCTTTAGATGTTGCACTTGGTTCGATGCTTTTTTTTTGGACTTTGCTCAACGATTGCGTGAACGGTTTAGCGGACTTTATACAGAGCGAAGTGGAACAATCGGAACAAGCGAAGAACATTTTGGAAAAAAATGGGGTTGGTATCAATCACTCTATGCAGCAGCTCAGGGAGATGTACTCAAATTTGATGCCGTTACAAAACTTCCCATCACTCAATTAATGATGTGGTTAAGTTTTGAAAAGGAAAAAACAGAAATAGAAATAAAAAACATAAAAAGAAATGGTATATAGTTTAATAAATAAAATAAAAGAAGCGTTACTTGATGAACCTTTTGTAAATACAGTTACAGAGGGTGACATTTTCGAAGTAGATTTAGCTAAAAGGACATTATTTCCTTTGTCGCATATTATGATTAACTCAGCAACGCATCAGGGGAACGTAATACAATTTAATGTTACCATTCTTTTAATGGATTTACTTAATCAAAAAGACGAAAGTAATAAAGTTGATGTTTGGAATACACAATTAGCTTTAGGAGTTAGGGTAATGGATAGGTTAAATCGTGGCGATTTAAGAAATGACTTTTGGGAGTTAACAGGTTCACCAAATTTTGAACCATTTACAGAACGTTTTGAAAATGATTTAGCAGGTTGGGCTTTGACATTTGATGTTGTAGTTCGTAATGATATGACTATATGCAATTAGATAATAAAAATACAAAGGAATATTTAAACGCATTTGCTAAATATGTAATTCAGCAAAGTAGAAGCAATTTAACAAAGCAAGGTAAAAATGTTGACAAAAAACTTTACAACTCTTTAGATAAAGAAATTGAAGTAGGTGCAAATAGTTTTAGAATGGCTTTTTTAATGGAAGATTACGGAACGTTTCAAGATAAAGGAGTAAGCGGAACTAAAAAGAAATACGATACACCATTTAGTTATAAAAGCAAAAGACCGCCTTTGAAACCTATACAAGATTGGGTAACAAAAAGAAGATTTCAATTTCGTAATAAAGAAACGGGAAAATTCATGAGTTATAAATCAACTGCTTTTTTAATTACAAGAGGTATTTTTAAGAATGGTATTAAGCCGAGTTTATTTTTTACTAAACCATTTGAGAAAGCATTTGAACGTTTGCCTGATGAATTAGTTGAAGTATACGGTTTAGACGTAGAACAATTTTTACAATATACAATTAATAAGAAATGAAAAAAATATTTATTCGAAGTCCGTATTTTATCGAAGTTAATGAGGTCGGTCAAACTTCTGCAAAGATTGAGGTTTTTTTATGGAACAAAGGTGATACAGAACCAACAACTCCAAACTATACATTTAGTAAACCAATACCAAGTCCAACGCAAACAAAGTTAGAATGGAATATTTCTAATTTAGCAGTAGCATTTATTAAACCTATTGCACCAGGTATAAACGTATTAGATCCATTAGAAGAAGAATTCAATACGTGGTGTTATATGAAAGTTAAAAGATATTCAAATGATACGCTTTTAGATACTGAAACTTATGTTTGTTTAAACGGATATACTAACTATTCAAATGGCTATAATCAAGGCACAGATGCTGATATTTTACCATTATTCAATTTAGATATTAAAAATTACGTTAAGGATTTTAATACTAATTATGTTAACTTCTTTTTAGAAATTGAAAACTATGATACTTCTTATGGGTATGTTGATGTAACTGAACGTGGAATGTGGAAGTTCCCAATTTTACAAGCTACTGAAAATGTAGAATCTGATTTCTTTTACGCTGAAGAATTATGCGAACCTATTTACACACCGATAGTTTGTAGTTTTATTAATCGTTTTGGAGGTTGGCAATTTCTTACTTTCTTTAAAGCTAATCAGCAAGGTATAGATGCAACTTCAAAAGATTATAACCTATTACCATCTTCAATAGATTACAATCCGTTACAAGGTCAAAAACAAAGGTTCAACTTTCAAGGTAAGCAAAAAGTAAAATGTAACACAGGTTGGGTTGATGAAAACTATTCCGAGTTAATTCAAGATTTATTATTAAGTCAGGTTGTTTTATTAGACAATAAACCAGCAATTGTTAAATCACAAAGTGCTGATATTAAAACGCATTTAAAAGATAAAAATATAAATTACGAGGTTGAGTTTGAGTATAATTTTGGACTAATAAACGATGTGATATAATGGTAGCTTTATATATTTACATAGATGGAATAGCGAAACGTATTGAGTTATTTGAAGATGAAAAGATTTCAGTTACTTCATCTGTTCAGGACATTGCCGATGTATCAAAAGCCAAAACTGATTTTACTCAAAGTTTTACTATTCCAGCAAGTCCGACTAATAACGAAATATTTAAGCATTGGTACGAAAGTAGTATTGATGGTGGTTTTGACCATAGGGTAAAGTATAACGGATATATTGAAATAGATACACGTACTTTTAGAGATGGTGCATTTGCGTTAAACGATGTTAAGTATAAAAACGGAATGTTAGACGCTTATAGTATTGTATTCTATGGCAAAGCTAAAAATATAAAAGATATTTTAAAAGAGGATAAACTTGCTAATTTAGATTTTAGTGCTTTAAATCACACGTTTACAAGTGCGGAAGTAATTAGCAGAATAACAAGTCCGACATTAGGAGTAGCTTATCCGTTATTTGCGAATGATAGGATTTACGATTATAATACAGGCGGAAGTAATGACATTACAATTAATACGGGTTCTATAAAATGGAATAGTTTATTTCCAGCAATACCTTTGTCCGAAATATTATCGAGAATATCAACCGAATATGATTTGAATTTTACGGGTGCATTTTTAGATTATCCACAATTTACAAAGTTATGGATGTTGTTTAAAAACGCTGAAAGTTTTAGCCAAAAGTTAACACCTTTAAGAGTAAATTTTACTGCAAAAAGTAATGCAGCTTTTACTGAATTAGATTTAGCAACAGATGAGGTTGGTTTATTAACAAGGTCAGGCGTTAGTAATTATCGTTTTATGGGTATAGCGGTTATAACCGCAAGCACACAACCATATGATATATTAATTTATAAAAATGGAGTTTTAGATAATTCTTTTGTAGGAGTTGTTGGAAGTAGTGGAACACGTGGTTTTTTTTCAGGACCTATAACAACTCAAAACAGAAATGATAAATATTCAATTTCTATAAGTTCGCAAAGTGGTTTTTCTTTTACTACTACTTTAGTATATAATATAGGAATATCAACGGGAAGTATAGGTTATACTGCAACAAGTCCGAGTCAAACTATTTCAAGTACTATTGACATAGGCGGTTACGCACCTGACTTAAAATTGATTGATTTAATTACGGGACTTATCAAAATGTTTAACCTTGTAATCATACCGCAAGATGAAACAACCTACGAGTTGATTCCATTAGAACTTTATTACAATGATGGGCGTTACAATGATATTTCAGCAAATGTTATTACAGATGAAATTGATTTGAAAAAGACTTCGATGTATAAAAATATAAATTTCAAATATCAAAGTTCTGAAAATATATTAAATACAAAGTTTAACGATTTATTTTTATCAACTCGAAACTTTGCTTATGGTGATTTAGCATACGAGCAAATTGATAGTTTAGAAAGTTCAACTTTTAGTGTTGAGTTACCTTTTGAAAATGCAATGTATGAACGTAAATCAAATAGTAACTTTCAAACGCTAACTTTTAAAAAGATTGATTTAAGTAATTACTTACCGAAACCTTTATTGATGTATGATAATGGGGTGCAGACAGTAACTCCAAATATAAGAATTGATTTAACAACGGGCGGACATCAACATATAACTCAATACAGAAGATTCTCAAACGATTATAGTAACGGAACTATTTTAACTTTAAATTGGGGTGAAGAAATCAGCACGTGGTTTTTATCAAACGTTTCAAACGGACTTTACAAAAGACACTACGAAAACTATTTAGGTAATATATTCAACATTAAAAGTAGATTAGTAATAGTAAAATGCTATTTTAATCCCGTTGAATTGATTGATATTAAGTTAAACGATAGAATTATCATAAGGGATAAAAAATACACGATAAACAAGCTAACAACGGATTTAACAAGTGGTGAAACTACTTTAGAATTATTAACTGATTATCGTAGTGGTGAAGTACCGATTGGAAATAGATTCTCTTTAGATCCATTTTATGAAGTTG